ATAAAGCGTTAACCTCGGCACTTAGTGTCGGTGTTGCAACTAAAGCGATTGTTGAGGATTTAAAAAATATAATTAATAAAGTTGAGAGTGAAGGTACTACAAATGGTGTTCCAAATACTGCAGCGGTTACCTCACAATTAGCATGTCCTCCACCAACTATTACATCATTCTCTCCTTTATCAGGTAATACTGGAACTATAGTTCAAGTTAATGGGGTTAGTTTTAATGGTACAACCTCAATAACAGTTAATGGGGTTAATGTTCCTGCAACAGGATTCACGGTATTTAATAATACTACATTAAGGTTTAACACACCAATAATTGGAACGGGTACTGTAGTTAATAAAGGTAAGATTGTTATTGTAACCCCTAATGGTACCGTAACAAGTACTAATGATTATACATTTGACCCATCAATCACTGCGTCATCTGCAGCATCACCGGGTGGTTATCAAAATCCACAAAATCAAACTGCAAACGCACCTCAAACTGAGACTGTAAATACTAATCCTCAGACTGTGGGTAATATTACTATGATTGGTACCGCGGTTCAGTTGAACGATAGTAAAACTCAATCATTAAATGTTAAGATAAATCCACAGGAAACTGGATGGGTATTATCACCTAATCCTGACATGAAATATGTAGTATATGAATTAGAGGAAGTTAACGGTAAAGTTACTCGAAAATATATTTCACAAAGTGTGATAGGTGTTGGAGGGCAAGTATCAAATAATCAGTTTAATATTAACTTAACTGAAGTTGAATCTTATTTTATAACTAATATCCCTAAAATTGAAGGTAAAACACAGATTGATATTGTGTTTGTTCTTAAAGCGTATAAAGGACAAGAACAACCCGTGGTACAACAATTTCCGTTCAGAGTTTGGTATACATTACCAAATCAATCTCAAGTTCCTGTTGACAATGTTCCAACTAGTCAAACATTACCAACATTCCCACCTCAACAAATTGCTTTCGTTAAAATAGGTGAGTCCACTGAGTTACAAGGAAGTGGTTGGAGTTATTATAATATTAAAAAACCGGATGGAGGATATATTACATATCAATTAACAACTCAAGAACCATTTGACGAACGAAAAGCTATTAATAATAGAGTTTTATACGCTGAAACATATGAAATTGCAAATTATGGTGGTAGTGGAAGTGTTGCGACTAATTATACTAATTTAATTAATATTAATAAATTGGGGAATTTTAGATTACAAGTACAATATAAACCGTATGGTAATACATCTCCGATTGGTGGTGAAGTTTTAGTTCAAACTATAGTAAGTGACGTTTTCACTTTATAACATAACGATATATTTATAATAAAAACAATTTTATGAACATAAAATCAGCATTAGACAACTATCTTGGGAAATCAACTAGAGTTTCTCAAACAGATAACGGTGACGGAACACAACAAGTTTGTGATTTAGACACAGGGGATTGTTATACAATCAGAGAAAGAGATGGTCTTATTGAAAGAGCCGGACACCAAACAACTATTAATAGAAAAGTTAGAGTTGAGACGGCAGGAGGAATTAAACAATTATTAAACGGATAATCGAAATGGGTTTAGACAAGAAATTAATACAAGAAATCGCAAGATATCATAATATCAACAAGTATATTATGGAACAAGAGGCTGATTTACCCGAAGACCCAACAGCAGGGTTAGAAGCTTTAACACCACCGCCAGCGGCAGGAGGAGAGACTCCACCGGCACCTGCACCTTCTGAGGCAGTACCACCACCGGCACCGGGAGAAGGAGCACCACAACCAATTGATGTTGAGAATGACCCTGACGTTGAAAAAATTGACGATGAGGGACAATCAGAAGAAACAGGAACTGAAGGTGAAGAATCTGAAGAACTTGAAATAACTGATTTGGTTAATTCTCAAAAAAATATTGAAACAAAACAAGAAGAGTATTTTGAAAACTTGTTTAACCAACTTTCTAATTTAGAAGCTAAATTGGGTGAGATGGATAATGTTATGAACAAATTAAACTCACTTGAAAATAAGATTGAGAAATATCGTGAAAAAACCCCTCAAGAAAAATTAGAGTTGAGAAGTTATGATTCATACCCATTTAACCAAAAACTTTCACAATTCTTCGATGACAAACAAGAAGAGATGGAGAAAACAGGAAAAAATGATTATGTTTTAACCTCAGACGAAGTTGAAGATATTAATGTGAATGATATTAAAAATTCATTCCAACCTGGTTCTCAAGAAGATGAATACAAAACATCATTCAAACGATAATAAAAAATTCAAAGGTGTCTCAACGGACACCTTTTTTTATTTGACTTCACAAGTTTTATCACCTATATTTAAAGGACAATTTAACAATTTAATTTTATAACACATGAGTTCATTAGACGCCGTATTGGCACAGTACGAAAATTCAAAACAATCAGGGGGAGGGGCCCAAGGGAAAATGTCGCAAGACGAAAGAATGAAAAAATATTTTGCACTTATCTTAAGTGATAAGGAGCAATCTGGACAAAGAAGAGTTAGAATCTTACCTACAAGCGATGGTTCATCACCATTTAAAGAAGCTTGGTATCATGAGATACAAGTAGGAGGACAATGGCAAAAATTTTATGACCCGGGAAAAAACGATAACGAACGTTCACCTTTAAATGAGGTTTATGAAGAGTTAATCTCAACCGGAAAAGAATCAGACAAACAATTGGCTGCTCAGTATCGTTCTCGTAAATTCTATATCGTAAAAGTTATAGATAGAGATAAGGAAGAAGACGGACCAAAATTTTGGAGATTTAAACACAACTACAAAAATGATGGTATCTTAGATAAAATCATTCCAATTTGGAGAAACAAAGGAGATATTACTGATGCTAATATCGGTAGAGATTTAATCATTGAATTAAATAAAACAAAGGCTCCAAATGGTAAAGAATATACTGCAGTATCTACAATTATGTACGAAGACCAAGGTCCGGTACATACTGACCCGGCTCAAGCAAACGCTTGGATTACTGACGAATTAACTTGGTTAGATGTTTATTCTAAAAAACCTGTTGAATATCTTGAGGCGATTGCTCGTGGAGAAACACCAAGATGGGATTCAGAAAAAGGTGGATATGCTTACGAAAGTGATTCAGTAAATACAGAATCATTTGGTGGTGGAAAATCTCAAAGTTCAGCACCGGTTGACCCTCAAGCAAACGACTTTCCAGACGAGGATTTACCTTTCTAAAATAAAACAATCAAACTTGGACATTTAGTTAGACACTTTGTCCAAGTTTTTATAATATTATTATATGGCAATTAAGAAAAACGATTTCAAATCAATTAAAGATAAATTCTCGGTATCGGCAAAATACAAACCACAAAGATTTTTTGACTTAGGTCCTGATTTCTTGGATGCGGTTGGATTACCGGGACCGGCTATTGGACACCTTAATATGTTCTTGGGTCACTCCGATACAGGTAAAACAACAGCACTTGTAAAAACTGCCGTTGATGCACAAAAGAAAGGTATTTTACCTGTCTTTATTATTACCGAACAAAAATGGTCATTTGAACATGCTAAGTTAATGGGGTTTGATTGTCAGGAAGTTGTTGATGAAGAAACGGGTGAATTAGATTGGGATGGATTTTACATCTTTAATAATAACTTTAATTATATCGAACAAATTACTGATTACATTAATAATTTATTAGACGAACAAGAAAAAGGAAACTTAGATTATAGTTTATGTTTTATGTGGGATTCAGTAGGTTCTGTACCTTGTAAAATGACTTATGAAGGTAAAGGTGGTAAACAACACAATGCATCTGCATTAGCGGATAAGATTGGAATGGGTATTAACCAAAGAATTTCGGGTTCTCGTAAGTCTGATTCAAAATACGAAAACACTTTGATTATTGTTAATCAACCATGGGTTGAATTACCGGATAATCCTTTTGGACAACCGAAGATTAAAGCTAAAGGTGGAGAGGCGATTTGGTTAAACTCATCATTGGTTTATTTATTTGGAAACCAAAAAGGTGCTGGAACAACTAAGATTACTGCAACTAAAGATAAACGAACTATTAAGTTTGCTTCAAGAACAAAAGTTTCGGTAATGAAGAATCACATCAACGGATTAGGTTATGATGATGGAAAAATTATTGTAACACCACACGGATTCATTGCGGGTAAAGATAGTGCGGAAGAAAAAACTAATATTGAAAAATATAAAAAAGAATACGCAGAATATTGGAAGGATATCATCGGAACTGATGGTGACTTCGACCTAAAAGAAGAAAAAGAAGAAAGAGAATTTTAAAATATTATTCACCTCTAAATCACCAATGTGATTAAAACATTATTAGTAGATGGGTCCAACTTAATGAAGATTGGATTCCACGGAGTAAAAGACCTCTATAGTGACGGAAGTCACTTAGGTGCTATTTACCACTTTATAAATACAATTCGGAAATTCCTTGAGGAACATAACTACGATAAGGTAGTTGTGTTCTGGGATGCCGAACATAGTTCATCCACTCGGAAAGAACTTTATCCACAATATAAAGGAAATAGAAAACAAGATATGAATGAGTTTAAGTACGAATCATATCTACAACAAAACGCTCGTATTAAAGAATATCTTGAGGAAGTCTTTGTTAGACAAGTTGAGATGGTTTATAATGAGGCGGATGACTTGATTGCTTATTATTGTCTGAAAGCAACTAATGAAGAGATTACCATTTTTTCATCAGATAAAGACCTTACACAGCTTATTTCAGATAAGGTAACCATTTACTCTCCAAACGCAAAACAATACTTTAAACAGGGTGATATGATTACAATTAATAAAATTCAGATACCTCACTATAATGTATTACTTTGTAAGATTCTTACCGGAGATAGTTCAGATAACATTAGTGGAATTGAAGGTTTAGGGGAAAAAACTTTAGTTAAATTATTCCCTGATATGTTGGTTAAACCATGCACTATCAACGAAATAAGGGTTAATGCCGGAATTATCGTGCAGGAAAAGAAATCAAAAGTATTGGAAAATATTTTGACTGGTAAAACAAAAAATGGTATACTTGGTGAAGAGTTTTACGACACAAACAAAAAAATAGTTGATTTATCTAACCCCTTAATAACTGACGATGGAAAAGAATTAGTTGACCAAATTATCACAGACACTATTGACCCGACAGATAGGGGATACAAAAACTTAATGAGGATGATGATGGAGGACGGACTCTTCAAATATCTTCCAAAAAACGATGAAGCTTGGGTAAACTTCCTAAGACCATTCATGAAATTAACAAGAAAAGAAAAACGAAACACAAACAAAAATTAAATTTATGAGAGAGCAAGAAAGCACTAAGATGGAATTTTTATTGACATTAAACGATAACATCGTAGTCCAAAGATTCTTTAACGTAAGAGGGTTTAACCCAAAAGCAAAAAGTTCGGTTGAGCTATATGAATTCCTTGCAGAATTCAAAGAAGAACTTCAAGAATACTTGAAAATGAAGACTTTAGTCTACATGATGGACAATAAAGATTCTATCATTCACGACCCAAGTATTATGGACACATCGTTCACTGATGGACCTGAAATGTTTAACATTATTATCAAATTAGGGGAACAGACAATTTGTCATAGAATTTTTGATGGAAAATTTTATCCACCAAAAGTTCGTTATACTGTCGATGTAAGACCTTTCCTGAAGGAAACTCTTCGAGGATTGACTGACATTTTTTCAGATAAAAAATTAAGTTACAATTATTTGGAACTTGACTTAAGTAAGTAAGTATTTAATAATACAAGGGTAACTTTTAAAACAATTTATGAACAAAAATTTCGATTATTTAGGGAACACATTTCAATTACAATTACTGAATCAGATTATATTAGATAAGGACTTTTCATCTTCAATTATGGATGTTATTGAGCCAATCTATTTCGACAACAAGTACTTTAAAATCATTTTACAGATGACAAAGGAGTATCACAAGAAATATGAATCTACTCCTAATTTCGATACTCTTGAGCAGATAGTTAAGTCTGAAATCTCCCAAGAGATGGTTGCCAAGATTGTTTTGGACACATTAACTCAAGTTAAAGAGGCTCCATTTGAAGGAACCACTTTCGTTCAGGAGAAGGCCTTGAAGTTCTGTAAACAACAAGAACTTCAAAAGGCGATGGACAAAGCTCAAAAGATTATTACTCAAGGGGATTTCGAATCTTACGATAAGGTAGAAGGACTTGTAAGAGAGGCGTTACAGGTTGGGGAGATAGATAAAGGTCAAACGGATATCTTCGCTAATTTAGACACCGTACTTGATGAGGACTATCGTCACCCAATTCCAATGGGAATTAAGGGGATTGATAAATTACTTAAAGGTGGATTAGCTAAAGGTGAAATTGGAGTAATATTAGCACCAACCGGTGTTGGTAAAACAACTATCTTATCTAAAATTTCAAATACCGCGTTTAATCTTGGGTACAATGTTCTTCAAATATTTTTTGAGGATAATCCAAAGATTATTCAAAGAAAACACTTCACAATGTGGACTGGTATTGAACCGGATAATTTGGTTCAAAATAAAGAAGAGGTAATGAGTAAAATTACTGAGATTAAAGAGACAATGCAAAATCGATTGGTTTTGAAAAAGTTAGCATCGGACACGATGACTATGAGTCAAATTAAGAATCAGGTTAGAAAGATGATTGCGGATGGTGTTAAACTTGATATGGTTTTATTAGACTATATTGATTGTGTATTACCGGAATCAAGTAGTAAAGATGAATGGAAAGCTGAAGGGTCTGTAATGAGAGGGTTTGAGGCGATGTGTCATGAACTTGATTTAGTTGGTTGGACGGCAACACAAGGTAACAGAGCTTCAATTTCATCAGAAGTTGTAACTACAGACCAGATGGGTGGGTCAATTAAAAAGGCACAAGTTGGTCACGTAATTATTTCCGTGGCTAAAACATTACAACAAAAAGAAATGGGTCTTGCAACTATTGCGATTACTAAAAGTCGTTTAGG